TAATTGCAGTTTACGAGTGGTTAGAACTGCGTTACCGTATTCGTTAAGAGTTACGGTTACAGCAGTTGGTGTACCAATCGCTACTGAATCTGGGTCAACTTGCTCTGAAAGAGCAGTTGTTGCCTTGGTCATATCGTTGTAAATTTGAAATACAACAGATGAACCTGGCATTGATTGTTTTGCTGGTTTTTTGTCAGCAACTGAACGGAGTAATGGTTGAGAACGTAGTGCGAACTCAACAAGACGGTCATAGGCTTTTTGTACGAGACCTGCACCATTGGATGGTGTAAAGGTTCCTACGTTGTCGCCACTTGAATATTGACCGCCACCAAGACCACCGTTGGTTGTTGCTGTGCCGCCTGAGAGGGCGGTATATGCATTTGCCATTTCGGTTATTTCCTTAGTTAGTAGTTATTACGATTGTGCTCCGAAAATCATTTGTTCAATTTCGGCTGCACTTGTTGCTTGGTCGAGGCGAAGAAACAAATCATCATTACCAACAGGAACATTCGCTGAAGCAGCAACAGCATCTATTTGACGTAAAGTAGCAATGTCAGGACTTACTTCCTGCTTTTGTACTTGTAGCCCAAATACTTCTGCGTTTTCAGCAATCCAGTTATCTATTGCTTCAGGTGAAGCATCTAAATCTGCTGGAATAAAGTTCGCAATCTTTGGATTGAGTTTCTTCTCCGCTAGGACTGACTTGATAGAATTAGTCCTTTGAGCAGTTTTAATAGAAGAAAGTTCTTCCATTAATTCTTTTAACTGCTTATCTTTCTTTTTGGTAGCACGACGTAGTTGTGAAACTAAATCGCCACCTTCTTGTTCGGACTCTAACTCTTCATCGTCGAAGTCCTGATATACATTGCTCATCGCAATATCTCCCATCGTTGTAGTTTCGCAAGCCACATTCATATTCGGGGGGATATCAATGGCTCTTGCTCCCAGTCTTTTAACTCACCACAGGGCTGGTCGGTCTGTGTGTGGTCTTAGAAGGTACCTGCTGTACCTCGTTGTGAAAGAGACACTTGAGAAGTACCACTTCTACCAGCAAACGTTGCTTGCTCTGTTTGCTCAAGTTTCTTTCGTCTCTGTGAAGCCAAACCTTGGAACTGTTCTGCTTCTAATTCTGTTTGAATATCGGTAACATCTTGTCCATAAATAGAACCAAGTTTTTCAGCAATACCTTTTTGTTCAGCAATCTTTGAATAACCTGCACGAGCAAGAGTTCTACTTACACCCATTGATTGAAGTTGTTCTGCTCTTTCAGCACTAGTTGCCAAACCTGCTCTACTTGCTTCAGAAGAAATCTCAGCAGTAGTTAAACGTCTCTTCAACTGTGAAGCCATATCTTGTGGAGTTTTACCAGTCAACAATGCTCTAGCAAAATCAGAAGTACCATATGTTGGGAAGTAAGTTGATAGTTGTGTTTTCAACACATCATCAGCATTCTGAATCCTGTCATAAACATCAGTAATTCTTTCAGTTACTTCAAGAATAGAAACATCTCCACCAATTAAATCAGCATAAGTTTCTTGATTAGCAAGACCTGCTAAACCAAATCTGTTAAGAACATTCTGTGCTTGCTTTTCGTAAGCAATATATTCTGCAGGGCTAGGTTGTGCTGCTTTCTTGCCTGCTGCAATATCTGATGCAAAGTTTTGTTTATATTTTTCTATACCAGCAAAACGTGCTTTATATTCTGGAGTGGTTTGAATTTCAATATCAATTGCTCTAGTTGAATATCCTTGATTAGCAACAAGGTCAATGATTCTATCTGCAATAGCGGTACCAATGCCAAGTTCTTCTGCTCTGGTTCTAATAAAGTCATAAGCACTTTGACGCTTTTCAGCAGTTGCAGCAGTACTTGCTGCTGAACGCTGTGCTGTAAGTTCAGCAATATCTGCTGCTTGCTTATCAAGTATTGCTTGAATCTCTGGAGAAATATTAGTAGTGGTTACTACTGTATCTTGTGGAACAATTTTTGTTTCTTTGGGAATATTAGATTTAGGAATAGTAGTTTTTGGAACTACTTGAGAAACAGTTGCTTTACCTAAAGCAAGGTTACGGACATTTGCAGCCGCTTGAGCAACAGTTGCTTTACCTAAAACCTCATTACGTATCTGCTCAGGAGTTTTTGCAGGAGGTTTTGGTAGCGGACCTGGAACTTTTTTAGGTGCCATTAAGCGAGAATCCCCCCTGTAAATCCAAAGGTATTAGCAGTTCTATCAAAAGCATCAAGGATAGTATCCCAACCTTCTTCACTATATTGCCAACGTTTATCTTTTCTAACTTCTTTTGAAATATCATAAGCAGTTAAGTTTCTTTGCAAACCATCTTGAACAATTGGGTCATTAATTAAATCATCATTAAATTGAACACCTAAAGATTTAGAAACCTGATACATTAATGGTTCAGCAATGTCATAAAGACTTGCACCTGATTTAAATCTTTCAGCATACTGTGGATACATTTGTGAAGCCATGTTTCTAAAACTTCCAAGGATATCTGCTTCACTACGGAAACCTTTAATAACATCAGTTACATAAGTTTTAAATTCTGAACCAGCAGTATCAACAGTAAACCCAAGTCTTTTAATACCATTGTAAAGTCTTTGAGAAATTTCTCCTGCTTGACCTTTAATATAATCAGGGCTGAACTTAACAGAGTTTAATATTGCATTTTCAACTTGTTCATCATTCCAACCAAGAAGAACACTTTTATTTGCTAAGTCATCAATTGCTGCTGAATCTAAATTACCACCAAGTTTAACACTTGCTCTTCTAACAATGTTAATCTTTTGTGCTTTAACTTCATTAAAAGATGGTTGGTCTTTCTTTAAACCAGTAAGAACAGCAGCCCTGGCTTGTTCACCAGTTTTCTTCCACCACTTAGAATTTCTTAATTCTGTTTGTAAAGCAGCCTCTGCTTCAGGTCCTTGTTGACCTAAATACTTTTTGTAAATAGCAGAAATTTCTGGGTCAACTAATAAGGCTCTAGCAATAATGTCATTAGTAATTTTTGCTTGACCAGTTGGATTACCTACAACTCCTGATGCTTCCATTGCTGCACCTTCTATATTTTGTGTTCTCAAATTTGGATTCCCTGCAAGTTTATTGTTATAGGTAGACCAATGGGTAAACCCTTGTCCTGCACCTTTACTTTTTTCACGACTACTCCACAACTTATATGCTGCATTAGCATTCTTTTGTGGGTCATATAATTCTTCATTTGATTTAATACCAAACCATTTTCTACGCTCAGGTCCCATCTTCCCAAGCATATTGATTTGAAATAAACCATAAGATAAATCTCCTGTTGATTCATCAGGATTAAAAGCATTAGCGTTATTATTAGATTCTAACTGTGCAATGCGAAGCATTGTAGGTATTGCACTTTCTGGAAAACCAGCATTTCTTAAATACTGTGCAATCTGCTCTTGTGTGTAAGCCATTTATTGTAATCCGATATTACGATTTTGGCTGATACTTGTTTGTAATTCTGTTAATAAACCATCAAGAGCATTACTAAACATATCAACACCACCTTGTTCCATTCCATATTCTTTGGCTTCAGGTGTGCTAAAAATATATTCTTGAGCAAACTCATCTAATTGTTGTGCGTTAAATCCTGGTTGAACAACTCTTGCACCAGTAGCAATATTAGGTGTAATCATATCTGGGTTAGCACTAGCGTAAGCATTAGCAGATGAAATGAATGCCATAATAGTATTCTCATCTGGATTTGTTCCAGTGTATCTTTGATAGTTCTGAATGAATACTTGTCTAGCATCTCTAGGGTTTGGAAGATTAATAGTCTTATCACTAAGGATAGAAGAGTATGCTGCTTCACTTTCTTTCAACCAAGAATCAAAATCAAGTAATGCTTTACCTTGTTTAGCATAACCATAATTAGTTATTGTTTGGCTACGTAATGCTAATGCTAAAGCCCCAACAAAATAATCATCTTCTACATCTTTACTTGCAAGACTATATGGTGCCATTGCTGCAAGTTCACCACCATAAAAACCTGAAGAAACAAGTTTTTGTTTTAAAGCAACAATTCCATTAGGTGTTCTTCTTGCTTCTTGTAATGCTTGCTCTAATGCTACTTCTGCTGAAATAACATCAACAGCATCAAGAGACATTGCACCTCTTGCATCTCTACCAGGTCTAATAACAACTATAGAAGCGGCTGTTCCAGGAGGAGCATCAGGTGGAATATAACCAACACCTTCACCTGGGCGATTAGAAAAATTAGGGCTTTGTGCAAGGAAAGACTTATTTAAAACTGTGCTTGTAGTTTGACCAAATGGTGTTGTATCTGCTTCACCAGTTAAGGCTTGTTCTTGTTTTGCTTTTAATTCTTCAAGAGTTAAATACTCTGAAGGCATTTTATTTTCTTTACCTTGACCAACAGATTCTGCAAAATAGTCTTTAATGAATTTATCAGTAACAGTTATACTAATAGGTTTACCATTTTTGGTTTCAATTTTAGTATTAGGAGGCACTTCATCTAAGGCAACCTTAACTCCGCCTTCGCCCCATTGCCAGTTTGAACCAACGAATGCTTGTTGGTTTTCATCCCATTTAAGTTTTGCCATTATTTCAACCTAGTATCTCTGCTATAGTTTTTAAGTATTGGAATAAATATTGCTTTGTTTGCTTGAGCAACAGAAGAATCATACTTACCTAAAACTTCTAAGTCTCTGATAGCCAAGTCTCTAACTTCACGTTTGAACTTAACACCAAAGGTTTCTTCATATCCTGCGTATTGAAGTTTGGCAGAAGTTGCACTAAGAATCTCTACTGCTTTAGTTAACTTATCTCTAGTCTTTACATCCATTTTAACATTAGGGTCAGCAACTAAGAACTGTAAAGAGTTAAGCATTGCTTCTTCTTTAGCAGTACCGTATTCACCTGATTCAAGTTGTGCACGAAGTAAAGGATTTTGGACCTTTAAAATATCACGATAGTTCTTTAAACTCTCAGTGATTTGTTTACGTGCTGTAGGGTCAAATGTTTTATTTAACGCTTCGCCTGCACGTTCTTCTAAATCAAAGTAAAGTTGTTTATCTTCAGCAGTTCTTATATCATTTAAGTATGTTTGTAAGTCTTTATTCTTAATCATACCTGCTGCTTCAAACCAAGCATAAGCAGATGCACTAAAGTCACCAACGTTAGGTGCTGCTAAGAATGCAACTTCACCATACTTTTCAATTAAATCTGTGTTCTTTATATACCAGTCTTTAACTTCATCAGTTTTTCTGAATGCAATATCTCTGTCTTTTTCTGCACGAGAAACTGTGTATACAAGTTTACCTGGGTTCTTACCAATATAGATAGCCAATGCTTCTTCAAAAGGGTCATCTATTCTTGGGTTAGGTGCAGTTAAAACATTCTCATATATGTCAAAGAACTCTTGACGAATGCTAGTAATACCTACTTCTTGTAAGAACTTAGGTACATCTTTAGATTCTTTTAGCGTAGGTGAGAAAGGCACAGGTGTTAAACCTAAAAGGTTACGCATAATAACTACGTTGTGTGCACCAATACGAACATTCTTAATGTATTCATATTGTTCTTCAGGTGTAGCATTAGGTGCTAAACCTCTACCATGTGCTGCATCATAAGCAATTGCTTGATGAATAGCAGTTAATTCTTGTTTATCTTTTTCATTAGCATCAGCAATCTTTAAGATTCTATCTAATGAAACAGGAAGAATTGCTTTACGTAATGTGATGTTATCACCAATATCACCAAGTAATAAGTTATCTATTCTGTCAGACAGAACACGTCCAGACTCACCAAAACGTCCAGCAATAGCCTTAAACAATACTACGTTGGCACCAGCAATAGGACCAGACAATGTTGGCATTGCTGCATCAGGACCAAATGATGGGTTGATTTGTGATAAACGAATAGTGAAGTCACCAAACAATGGTTGACTATATCCGCTCTTACCACCAGTTAATACTCTGATTGGTTTATCAATTACTTGGAACATCAAGTCATCCATAGGCATAAGAACATATTTTTGTCCTTGTGCATCTTCGTGAACAACACCTGATGCTTCTAAACCTAAAGCAGAAAGACGCATACGCATCACTGTTCTTAATGAAACATCTTTCATTCTGTAAACACGACGCATAAAGTCTTCAGTTGCACGATAGAAACGTGCACCGTTTCTTAAACTGAATGCTAGTTGGCTACGAATCTGTGGGTTATCTGCATATTTCATTATCAGATTAGCAGAATCTTTTGCTGCTTCTTCTGTAAAAAATCTATCTACAACATCTGTTGCAAATCTTGTTGCAGTTTTTTCTTCATAACCTAGTTTTTTGTAGTTATTAATTACTTCGTTTAGATATCCTGAGTAGTGACCATTTCTTCTGAAACGGTCCATGTTTGCTAGGTATATTGAAAAAAAGGCTGGTGTTCTATAGATTGATGTGACTTGTTGGTCCATAAATTCAAACATCTTGTTACCAACACGAGTCCATAATGATTCAACTGTGTCACCAACAAAGTCAACAGGTGCATAAATACCTTCAACTTCCATAGTGTTCTTGCCAGATAATCTTTTAAAATCATCAAAGCCCATATTTGCAATAGCACGGCTGAAACTGCCACCTTTTTCCATTGCTCTTTGGTTTAGTTCAGCAACAAGGTTATCGTTAACTGAAGTAAAGTCTGCTGTTCCGTGAATTGTTTGACGCAAATCAAGCATCATTGTTTCTAAACGGTCACGTAATACTGAGAATGGTGAGGTACCACCTGAGTATGCTGATTCAACGTCAGCATATAGGTACTTCTCTAAAGCCTTTTGTTTCTTTGCTTGTTGTGGTTTTAATTTACCATCTTTTAATAGGCTTCTATTAAGAACAATAGGGTCAGATGCTGAACCTGGAATGAATTGTAAGGTTCTTGATGGACCAGTATAAACTAATCCCATTGCTGACATTATTTCATCAACAGCATTATCAACATCTTCAGGTGTTTTTAACCCATTGTTACGCATTGCGTATTCAATAGGGTCATCAATGTTTAAATCAAACGCATCTTTGAAAGAGTTACGTGCACCTTTAGTGTGAAAGAAATAATAGTGAAGAAATTGCTTTTGATTAGTACTTAAATTCTCTGCTTGCTTAATATAATCAGCAACTTGAGTGTAACCTTCAGCATTAAATGCTTCAGTTAGTTTAGAAGCAGACATAGTTACTGAACTATTAATCTTTCCTCTAATACCTAACATGTTACCTGCTACACCAGAAGCAATAGCATCACCAAATTGTGGATTATATGTTAAGAAAGTAATAAAATCTTTCTTTTGGTTAGGAGAAAGAGTTGCTGTGCTTATGCCAGTAAAACGTTCTACTGCTAATTCTGCTATTTCCCTACGAGCAGCAAACATTTGTTCATTCTTTGTAAGACTTACATCCTCAAAGAACTTATTAAAAATATCAATTGTTTCTTTTTCGGTAATTAAATCAGGAATCTTTTGTATTTTCTCTGCAGATAATGAGATACCACTAGCAGTTCTTTTAACATTTTTTTTACCAGAAAAAATACCTATAGTCTCAACAGTTTTTGCTGTAGCAGCACCACGAATCTTGGCACCAGCAAGACCTTTAAGTGAGAAAAAGTTATATAAGGCTTCTTTAGGTGCATAGTTAACAAAGAAAAATAATTCGTCAATCGTTGCTCTTACGCCAAGTTTAGGGAAAAGAGTTAGTACGCTCCATGCGTTTGTAAATTCTGTAGCAAATTTACCGTTAACAATAGGTGAAAGGTTTCTTAAAATATATTTAGGGTCTTTATTTACAATAGTTTGTGAAACAAGTTCACTAATTCCACGCCAATCAAGATTACCAATAGTACTTGAGTAACCATTTGGTTGGGTAGGACCTTCTTTAATTAAGAATTTTCTACCATTCTCTTCAACAATTTTACCAAGGTTAGTACTTGTTGGTACAAAATCTGAGGCAACTTCTATTCTATTTGAAATACTACCAATAAACTTTTGGTCAAGAATAGTGTTTATTATATCAACACCTTTAGGTGTAGCACCTAGACCTGATGCTGTTAAAACATCTGTCATTAATCCACGTAGTAAAGCAATACGTTCTGCTTGATTAGAATCAATAAACTTTTGAGTTAAAGCACCAGCAAGATTCTTAGGTAAAACAATTCTTGATAGTTCGTTAAAGGTTTGAGATGATTCTCTAACCATATCATCAGTCACATAGATTGGTTTATCTAATGGGTGACGTGAAGCAAATCTAGAAATCTTACCTTTAATTGTGCTTAATGCTTTTTCTGCTTCAATAAAAGCAGGGTTAGTTTCACGGATACCTTTTAAAACTTGTGCTGCTTGAGTTATATCTTCACCAGTTTTAATATAACCTTCAGCAATTTGACTTAAAGCAATATCAGTTTTAGCAACATCGTTGGCTTGATTGAAAAGTGAATCAACCATTGAACGTGCAGTACGGCTAACAACTGATAAACGATTAGCAGTTGCTACTTGGTTACTGCGATAGAACTGCATTGAATCAGTTCTACCATTAATTAATTTACCAGCATGCTCATAGTTACTAAAGAAACTTTTTGCACTATCAGCGTCTTTAACTTTACCTTTAACTAATTCATCAATAACTTGTTCATTATTATATTCTGGAAACTTTAAAGCAATCTCATCACGAATCTTTGCTTTCTCAGCATCAGAAGTTGCACTGGCTAAGTTATCTAAATATGGACCAAATGTGTTCCAGTATCTTACAACTTGTTTACCAAATTTTTTATTTTCAAAAACTGCTTTGACTCCTAAAGAGCCGCCACCCATTTCATCATAAATCTTTGCTAACTTAGCACCTGCTTTTAATGCAGGACCAAAACCTAAAGTTGCATAAGTTAAAGGGTCAGCAAGTATTTGGTAGGTTGCATCAAAAACACCTGATACTCTGTCAAAAGATTTTTCAGCATTAGTTTGCATACCTGCTGTAGGTGCACCAAATAAACCACGTGCAATATCACGACCAACAGAAGCCTGTGTTCTTTTATAATCTGAAAGAATATCTTGGAACTGTGTAGGGTTCTCAGACATAAAGGTTAAAGCAAATTCTAATTCAGGGTCAACGCCACCATGGTTTTCAATTATTTCACCAGGTGTCATACCTGAAACAATGCCTTTGGCTAATACACCAATGCCTTTACCGTATGCTTCATCAAGAGTTGCTGTAGCACCTTTGTCAAATATTTTGGTGCCGTCCCAATCGTCACGCCAAATTTTCCAAAGTTGTGAAATGTCATCGCCTTGCATCTTTCCTTTAACAGCAAGGTATGGCAAAGAGATAGCACGGCTGTAGGTTTCTAATGCTTTGAATCCTGCTTTAAATGGGCTTTGTGCTAACTTTAAAGCATCAGCAATAATGTTCCCAGCAGTCCAATCTTGTGGACGAGACATATAGTTTGCTTGGAAATTATCGGTAAGCATTTGTTGAATTGTTGGGTCAAGTTTATTGTAAGTATCAAAGGCTACTTTGTCATCTTTAATGTCAAGTAGTTCACGATGCTTTGCATATAACTTATCCCAAGTTCTGATTTGTTTTAAATCAGTGTCTTGTAAACCTGCTTTGTAACCAGCAACAGCAAGTTCTGGATTAGTAACAGGTACTAACTCGCTCCATGAAGTTGCCACTAATTACCTCTGTCAGATAAGAAATTATATATTGCGGATATTTCGCCTGTTTCATCAAAAGGAATAAGTTCTTCAACAATTGATTTTAAAGTTTTTTGTTGTGGTTGTAATGGTGGAAGGGTTAATGCATCACTTCCAACCCCTGCACCATAATCAACACCAGCAGTTCTAGGTTCGTTAGGTCTTTGAGTTATTGCTGTTAAAGGAACAAGAGGTTTTACTTGACGAACTGCTTGAACAGGGTTCATTGATGGTTGAGGTGTTGAACCTGCTAATTTTGCACCTTGTTGAAGACCCATAAGTTCTTTACCTTCACCATAAGTTCCATCAGATATATATCTAACTGGTTGAGCAGATGTATTTAAATCTGTTCTTTGAGATAATTGTCCAGGACCTGATACTTGTTCAGCCATTTATTGACCTGCCATTTGTGCCATCAAAGCAGCAATATCTACAGGGGCTCCAGCAGGGCTACCAGAGGGAGCACTTGGAGGGGACGGTTGTGCTACAACCTGCTGTGAAGGAAGGGCAGCCTCTGCTGGAGTAGGTTGTTGTAACTCTTCTGGAGTGAATGCTTCTTTTACTGCATCTTCAATAGATGTACCATTGCGACGCTTCTCGATTATGTCAGCAAACTTACTTAGAAGAGTTGAAACATCTTGACCTGTTGCAATCATTTCAGGGATTGCACCAGCAGCAGCATTAACTGCACGGTTTAAATTATCACGCATCTTTTGAATATCAATGCGTTCTTGTTCTTTAGAAACGTTTAATGACCATGGTAGTTCACTCATAACAAATTCACGTGAAACTAAATCTCCACCCATTGCTTGCAATGAGAAGATAAGAGCACGTGATGGGTCAAGACCTGCCATTAAACCATAACGAACTTCTACAGTGTAATCACCTTTGATATCTTTTGTTGGATTGTATTTAAGTTCATAAGGTGAACCATCATTGTATCCGCGAACATTCTTATCAAATGGGAAAATCTTTTCATCAACACGTAAGCAAAGAGAAATAACATCTTCAAATGTTTGAGCAAGTACTTGTTGTCCTGCTTTGATTTGAGAATCAAATGCACCTAATAACGCCTGGACGCCTTGTCCAGTAATGATGCTGGCATCAATATTGCCTGTGCGACCTTCTGGATATCTGGCACCCAGACGCATTTCCTGTTGCAACACTGCTTGTTCAGTAAATGCTGCATTCGGTAACTCTAAACCGACTCTTCGGATTTGTTGAGGGTTTTGACTTCTCAACACTGCATCTGGACCGAATGCTAATTCTTGAACATCGTTAGGCAATGCCAACGGAGCCTGAACAGATTTCTCTGCTGCTTCTAAAGCAAGAAGGGAGAAACGTGCACGTGCGAGTTGTACCCAAACAACATCATCAAATTGTCCACGTGGTTCATCATCAATACTTGGACGTCTTGCTACACGTACTAACATTTCACCTAAAGGATTAGGTGTGCGTTTTAAAACTAAATTCTGTCTTTGAGGAACATATAAAAGAACTTGGTCATCATCTTCATAACGAATCATTTCTAACAATGAATACATGTCAGTGTTTTCACGACCATTAGGTCCAACAATTTGTGATTCGTATTCTGGGAACTCTGCAACTAACTCAGCAATAGTTTTAGTGTATCTACGTGAGTAAGAAGTTATACGACCAAAACGGTCAAACTCTGGGTAAGCACCTAGAGGATTGTCGACACGGATGCGGGGCTGACTGTCTTTAACATCTAATTCTATTACGATTGGCAAAAAGCCATATGTAAGAAACCAGTCAGCCCCTGTATACATCTGTGTCTGCAAACGTGATGATTGAACATAATAGTTTGCAATCATGCTACGTTTCTCTGCCTGTGCTTTAGCACGGTCAGAAGTTGTATTAGCGGTTGTGCAATTAAAAGAAGGAAGAGGTGCTAGCACTTCTGCTAAGTCACGTGCAGCAACATCAATGAAGTTAGCAATCATTGGTGCTGGCATTGATTCAGGGAAAAAGTCTGGGAAAATATTTGATATTTCTCCACGACGAACAGATAAAACGTTAGCCATACGAACGTCGCGGTCTGTGCTGCGTCGTTTCAATGCCTCAACTTTATCGGCTATTTGTTGCACATCAAGTGCCATTCAAACTCCTATAGGTATGCTTCAGAATATTGTGCTGCAGCAAGGTCATCTAGATTTACTGTTCCTCTGTTACGTATACCAGCCCTTGTTGCATACTTGTTATACGTATGTGATTGAGCAAACCCAGATTGTTGGATTAACTCTTTAACTCTAATTTCACAAAACCATAAAGCCATCACACAGTCAGTTGCTTGTGATTTCTTTACACCTGGAGACCAGGTAAGTAATTGATTTACTAAAGCCTTAACATGCTCATTTCCTTCTGCTGAAGGAAGTTCAATCATATTGTCATCTTGGTGTTTACCATCACGTTCACTACCAAACAAGGCAGCCATAGATGCTACACCAAAGTCAACATCCCATTTGTTTTTACCAGTGAAATGAGAACGGAACTGAATCCCTCTATTTGTTAACCACTGGTTTAATTCTTCATCTAACGCATACGCTTTCTGGTGTGCGTTAATCTCAACACGCATTTCCTGCGGGTGATACTTGTTAACCCAATCTTCCATCAAAGCACGAACCTTTTGAGGGTTAGGGTCAACCATGTTATAAACATCCAACACATAACGCATATGTGTTCTACGGTCATAAGCCAACATAACTGCGGCAGTCTTACCAGTCATAGCAGGGTCAATACCCATGATGGTGTAGAAGTCCCCATCTTTAGGGTGCCCAGGAAGTTTATTATTAATAATACCTGTGCGTCTCATACCATTAGTAGAAGCCTGCACACAAGAAGGTTTGAAGATAGAATCTTCTTGAATATCTTGTTGCTGATAAACCAACGCCCAAGTACTAGGAGTAACTTCACCACGCCTACGGTACAGGGCTGGACCGTCCCACTTAGAATACAAACCATTCTCATCAGGTTCTTTCTTAGTACCTGACTTCTGGTCAGTCTTAGCCCACAAAGTAACCCAATCCTTTGGGTCCTCCGAGGTTTCTAAAACTGCTGGCATAGAAAAATAAGTGAAAGGAGATTTACCATTAGACCAATGCTTAGGGTTACGAATCTCCCTATACAAATCTGTGGCAGCAAACCTAGTACCAACAATTAACAAAACACCCTCGTCGTCAAGACGAGTAACAACTTCTTTCTGAATCCACTCTAACTGTTTAGCCCACTCATGGGCGTTAGCCCCAGTCACACAGTCATCCAAAATAATCAAGTTAGCACGAGCACCATACACTTGACCACCAATACCCAAAGCCTGAACCGTAGGGTCTTTCTCAGTAGAAGTACGAGACAAGGTAATAGCGTTGGCTTTCCAAGAATCAGCATCCTCACGCCACCCACCAGGAGGAGCATAAGTAGCCTGCAACTTAGCCCACATCGGATGCGTCAAACGTTGCTTAATAGAATAAACAAACTCCTGAGCCTTAGTCAAGGTTTTGGAAATAACAATAATACGAGTATTGTCAGGGTCCATACAAATCTTATAAGTAGAATAATTCACAGTAATCGTTGTCGACTTAGCATGCTCAGGTGGAACATTAATCAACAACCTTGTAGGGTCAGCAGGTTCATAAACCATGCTAGGGTGAAGCCAAGAAGGCTCACGCCCCTCCAACACATCAACCCAATTCTGTTGATGGGGGAAAATAGAACTGTTCAAAAATTTTTTAGAAAACTCAGAAAACTCAATCTGATACTTATCACCAGATAAATCTTTAGAAGCCCCAACTTCTTTGGCTTCCTCAAGTTTGCGGGCAAACCCAGGGTCACGAGACATCCATTGGCGTAGGGTAACAGGTTGACGCCCCACAAGCCCAATAGCCTGCTGAACCCCAACACCATCAGAAACATACTGAAGGACTAACCTTTTAGCCTCCACAGAATCCATAGCGTTTTGGTGTTCCTTACCCTTTTGGAACCCCATACCTACACCTATCCGTAACTCTAGAATACTGCACCCTGTAACAGTACAGAACAGTATGTTTAAAGCCCATTAAAGGCTTTAAACATCTGTTTACAGTTACAGATGAGGGGATAATATTTATCCCCTCATATATATACTAATCCGTCCAAAATACAAAAGCGGACAACATTTACCAAAACGTTATAAAAAAACAAACAAAAACAACAAAAACAGACAGAGCCACCGTAACAAAAAAATATATCGGGTGATTCATATACACAGTGTGGTCCAGATTAAACACTCTGGGGTCCGTTGCAGACTGCCTGCGACGTACCTGTGTAACATCTGACCACTCCTGTCTTGGACTTCAGTCTGCACTAGTCAGACGGTGACATCTGGTTGCTGTCTGTCTGTGTTTGACTGTCCTGCAACAAACAGACCATTGGGTCGTTGTCACGCTGCGAGTGCCTTGCCATTCTTGGCTTGCACTCACTTGTTTGCGTGTGCCCTGCTCTCCTTTGTGCAGGCAACGACTGCGATTGGGCTTCACGGCTTCGCTTCACCCATTGCAACGCATACCTGCGTAGCAGGCAATCGGTGCGTTGAACTCATGCATGATTTACACCACACCAAAAGGAGCGGTGTGCTGTAAATCACGCGGGAGCATGAGCCCACAACGCACGCGATTGGCGTTGCGTCAGGGTTCGCTCGCGGAAACGTGAAAGCCCAATACGCAGTTCGTAGAACTGCCTTACCAAAGGAGAAATAATGCAGGGCACAGAGTACGCAAATGTACAAGTGAGTAACATGCAAGCCATCGCAAAGAATGGCAAAGTGCTTGGCACTCGCGGTTGGATGACCGTGCGTGACAAGGATACCGACAAGTTCCAATGGTCTGGAGCGTTTGTTGCTTGGGGTGACACTGCAAGTGTCTTCTCAGGTACAGACAGTGTCAGCAACCCAGATGCAACTGGTGGTGACGTTCTGTTCACCGTTGAAGAAGGTGAACGTCGTGAACGTAAACCACAGTTGCACAGTCCAGTGTTCCACATAACTGGTTATCACTCAAAGCGTGCACCTCGTGAAAAGGGTGCTAAGTGGTTAGACCAGTTTGTGATTGAAGCAGCATCGGCTAACCTAACCAAATAGGTTAGCCTTCGGCTCTCTGCCTTGCGGCAGAGAGCCTTTGCTTTGTCTCTAGAAAGGAGATTACAGATGTTGCGTAGACATCGACATGTAGTTCGTAATAATTACAGATGGTTTGCCTGGTCTATGTTGTTTGTAGGGTTAATGGTTATTGCTGATGAGATTAGTAGGTGGTACTGATGTGGGTACA